CTACTCAACAGTATTTTGAATATTCTCACTATATTTTTCAAAGCTTTTTTCTATTTTTTCCAGTTTGCGTGCATGCTCCTTCAATTCCTTTACTAATTTTTCTCTATCCTGTCGTTCCTTTTTATAATTGATACGATGTTCCATACTCGCCCAAAAATCCATGGACATCGTTCGAAATTGAATCTCTACAGGGAAATATTCCATACCATCAAGACAATAAACCGGAATACCTAATATAATATGATAACTTCGATATCCATTAGGATAGTGTCAGTTAGTGCTATGAAAATATTATGGCATCATCTTCACTACAAATGAGTTTTTAAAAGCATTTCTGTTCACTATTATTTTATGATTATTTTCAAATATTTTTATATATCTCATCATAGTGCCTGCGGTCACATTCCTAACGGATGCTATCACTTAGTGCTATAATTTTTTCTCTGTTGCTTCAATATCATCAACATCACAGTATTTTCTCATTCCATACTCCAGAGTATTCGTTTTCTCATCTGCTTCTTTTATATTCTGCTGTAATTCTCGCTTGATTGTCTCTTCAATCTTTGACTGTTCAATAACTATTTGCTGTTTTTTTACGATTTCAGATAAGATTTCCGTTACTTCGCATAATTTTGATATTATTTCGAGCAGGCTCATTCCGAATCACCGTCAAAATATTTTTCACCTGTAATCTCTGCATATTCTTCTTTTGTAATCCAGCCCTTTTCTACTGCATCTCTAACCATCTTTTTTTTTACTATATCCTCATCAAATATGCCACTTGTGTACCAATTTTTAACTATCTTATACTTCTTACTCATAGCTTTCTTCTTCCTGATTTTCTGCTTCTGGCAGTTCCACATCTGCCATCATTGCAATATACTCGATTAATATTTTCTGTTTTTCAATTTCTGCCTCCTGATTCTCTTTTTTTCTGCCTCCTGATTCTCTTTTTTTCTGATTTCAGCAGGTTCATCTTTTTTCTGATTTTGCAAAAAAATTACATATAGCTTAAAAATGGCTTAAATACAGACTTATTGCACTGTGATTTTATTCAAACAGAATCAATGAGCTTCATATTCTGCCCCTTTTTTACCCCTCAAAAGCAGATGCTGTGGTATAATTTATAGATAAGTATTCCTATTTCATTTTAAAGCATAATACCTATGTACCAGATTTGCGTTTTGTTGTATAATTATATTCATAACTATTTAAAAACTTATCAACCAAAAGGAGAAGGAGAAACTTATGAAAAAAATTTTAAGTCTACTAATTATTGCAATGTTGACATTGAATTTGTATGCATGTAGCAATACTGATTCTACAAATAATTCTACCACCAGAGATACGAGCACTGCTAACGCTGCTACTCCTTACACATACGAAGGCGTTACGTTCGAAATTCCGACAGTGTGGGGTGAGCCTGAAGAAAATGATGATTCGGATAATACATATTATTTTTATCCAGAGGGGCAAAATGATAAAAAGCACGATACTGTCCCGGCAATGCTCATGATTGATATAACAGATGCTGATTATCTTACAGGTATGTCACAAGAAGAAATAGAATCAAATTTTGATGAATTTAACTCCGGAATATCCGATACCACAACTATAACAAGTAATAAAATTGTAAGTTCCTTTAAATATCCGTGTGAATATGTCACTGGAACTAATACTACAAGTGGCGAGTCCAGAAATATTGCCATGTATGTGTTTTTTTATAACAAAAAACTGTATAATGTTATGATGAGTACACGTGATGATAACAAGCACGACTACTCTTCCAATCTAACAAATATCATAAATTCGCTAGAATATTCAGAAGATAGTGATAATAGCTACGATGAGTTAACGACAGAAGATGATTATAAGGAAGTTACTACAGAGGTCACCGAAGCTACAACAGCAGCAAAGAAAAAAACGAAAAAGGAATCTTACAAGAAAGAAAACTGGAATCCTCAGATCACTTATAGTCAGTTAGCCCGTACTCCAGATGACTATGTAGGAAATAAAATCACATTTGAGGGCAAAGTAATACAGGTATCAGAAAGCTCTTACAGTGACACCGTGTATCTGCGTGTTGCTACTAGCGATGATTATAATAAAGTAATGTTAATTGAATACGATTCATCCATACTAAGTTCTCGTATCCTTGAAGATGATGAGATTCGTTTTTACGGAACATCAACTGGTCTGTATACCTATGAATCAACATTGGGAAAAAGTATCACTATTCCTGCTGCTACTGTTGAACATATCACTATTCAGTAAATAACATCCATGCGCATTTAAGAGCAGCTTAGTAGCTGCTCTTAAATATTAAGACTGTCCGATTTTTGATTTTAAAACTGTGATCTCTAACGTATTTCCAGCCTCCAATTCATAATTCGTTAAAATCTCTGCCTGTTCACCTGACGTATCTAACGAATAGTCCTCATCTTCGACTAACGAAATACCATTAACATTTACAAGAATCACATCGTCAGCGGCATGGGTATAATTCGCCATGTCAAGTGTAAATTCACCGCTCGGCTCTTCTATATCAATGACCTTGTGAAATTTCTGAACGTATGTATTTACCTTTAATTCTCCTGTTAATGCACTTAACCATACATCGAACTTTGTCTTTTGTTCTTCCTGCCAGTTTTGCATCTGTTTATAAAATTCTTCATATGCCGTCTGCCACTGCAAGAACAATTTACTTGTATCGACCTGTTGCACAATACCTGTTACCCAGCCGCACACGCTATTATCCGCCCGGGTATCTTCTATATTCGCCTGTGTGATAGCAGTCACCCCTCTGCCCACATAAACATACGCCAAACACATTTCTTTTATCATTTCGGTGTTTTCCATCACTGGTTTCGCTGGAGTTGTCGCATTATCTCCATCTTTCGTTGTGATTTCAATTGTACGCGCCGATAAATCCAGCCTGATTATGATAGCGGTATAACGATTTAAAGTTACATGTGCACGGTTAAGTATGATCGGATACGCTGCTGTATTTTTAAGCCACCTTGAACCGATAACAGCCCTGCCCGCTCCAACCTGCACTTGCATATCCGAAGCAGCTAACACCTGCATACCATCATCTACGCTTTCGTATATCCCGTCACTTATCAATCCTTCAAAATATGTACTCATTTGGTCTGCATTATACATGCGGTCATACGTTCCGTCTGATTGTTTTATTGCGTTAAAAAATCCATATGTGATTGCCATCTTTACACCTCCCATGTACTAAACGTCGGTACGGTTGATTTTCCGTTTTCATCCTCGCTCTCAATTATTTCGACAATGCGAGGAGCTGCACTTATACCATATTCATTAATTACCTGTACCACGTCACCTAAAAAATAATCTTCGTTCAAGTTATAGTTTCCGTCGGGAATTACATTTCCTTCAAACGATTCTGTAAATGATGTTGTACTCAGCTCATCTTTCGCATAATCTTGTAGCATCTTATAATATTGTTCTTCTGTGATGATTGTCCCGTTGCTCGATACACTTGAACCGTCAATGTATGCTTCATAACGTTCTAATCCGCCAGAATCGCCCACTGTCGTTGTGCGTTGATTTACTCCTTCGCCCTCGCCTGCCACTAATGCTGCATTTTTAAATTCTGCCCGTTCATAAGTGTAGGTGGAGGCTAAGAGATTATCAAATTCATCTGAAAATACAACGGGCAAATTGTCTTTTTGCCCGTATGACCGGTCGCATCCTTTATAAAGTATAAAAACAAATTTCCCGTCTTTAATATACACGTCCCAGCCAAGACCATATGTCTGACAAGTAGACATTATCCACTCGTCAAGATCTTCGCCCAGCAGTTGTGTATCAAATGTATCTGTAATCCCGGCAGGTTCATCAAGAATAAAGTTATCAATCTTTCGTTTCTCATCGGCCGGTGCAATGATATTCTCTGTGAGTACCTGCCGGATTCCTGTCTCAACATTACCGGCCAGATTTGTTTGCTGCCACACGACTCTCCGGCCTACAATACTTTTCAAGCCCCGGCCAGATATAGTCATGCTGTCACCATTTTCATAATCCGCAACTGTCTTGACGTTTTCGATTATCATAACATTCCGCCATATATCTCCGTTGCGATCTTTGTCCCGGCAAAGTAGTCTATCTTTTTGCAATAGTGCAATATTTTTCTCCGTCACCGGTACGATTAATTCAAATTCACCGACATTGAAATACTGGACTGTCCAAATTATACTTTTAAAGTTATCTATCATATCAAGAATTTGTGCAGTAGAGTCGAGCACATAAATGTCCATACTCACACCCCCTCAAACTGATTGTTGATTATAAATGTACATTGTAGATTTTCCGGAAGTTCATCCGCCTCGTATGTAAATACATTATCGCCAGGCAGTAAGTTAAACCATGTTGAACCCGCTTCTAATCTTCCCACGATATTAGTCGTTACTCCATCACGTAGAAGTGTGATTGACTTTTCTTTTTTTCTCGTATTTATCGTAATCTCATCTCCTGCCTGCATTGTAACATTCAATATCATGCGATCTATCGTATCTACATTATAGATTTTAGGATTCTTGACCGTACCTAATGCATTTAGGCGTATAACCACGCCAGTTTCCACGTCTCCGCCATTTATAATAGTTTTCTGTTCTCCCAACGCAATGTAAGAAAACGGTACCCCTGCCTCTTCGATTGCAAACGGAAAAGTAAACATATTTTCTATATTCGAAAATTCCGTACTGCTTTCCTTTGTAGCTCTGAAAAGCGCCATCGGACAAGTAATCTCAATCTGTGCAGTTTGTTTCTTCTCAAAATACTCCACTGAAAACTTTGAAACGTAGCCGTCTATGTATACGTCCCGCGTACCGTTTTTATAATACAGGCGTACCGGATACTTCGTTTTAAAATAGCGGTACAACAAAATGCGGTTTGCTTCAGCTGGTGCATTTATCGCCATGGTGATGGTAATAACACGATCATTGATACGAGAACTATTAAATACAGATCCATCCGTATTCGCTACCTGCGTTGTATTTATAGTTCCTTCCGGGGGATAAAGACCGTCTACATCCGTAATAACATAACGGGGATTATTCGTCATTTTTAACTGTTCCCCGTACTTATTTTGTGCGATTAACTCATACATTCGTTATCCCCCTTTTACACTGGCTGTGTCATAGCTTTAACCATGCTTACCTGTTGCCGTCTAGCTCTATAAGTCTCAAGTGCTGAAAGCGATTTTGGACTTGTGTTGTTCTGCACAAGATTATAATTGTTTACAATCGTCTGATTGCTATTTGCAATTCCATTTCTGGCACTACTTTTGACCGCACTTCGTACATTCGGAATATTAGTGGCCATATCTGTGAGCGGACTAGTCACACTATTGATAAATTTCTTTGCCTTTGCCTGCACTTGACTGATACTGTCAAGTAATCCGTTTCCAAACCCCTGCGCAGTAAATATTCCTATTTTCGCAGTAACCTTTGACGGGCTATGTATGTCCAGTTCATCCTTGAACTCGTCCACCATAGCACTAACCATCGTTTTTATGGCTTTTGTCATATAATCTGTATTCTTTGTCAGGCCAGTGGTAAACCCTTTCATTGCATCGATGCCCATTTCTTCGAATTGTTTTGGCAAATCTTTAAAGGCTGCGGACAAGGAATTTTTATATTCCTTTGTGACATTTTCAAAATCTTTCTGATATGTCTTTTTGGCTAATTCTTCAGATACGCGCATTTTTTCATCAAACGCATCTGAATATGCTTTTAGATCCGCATCACTCATAGATAGCAGCCGATCCATAAATGCCCCACCTTCGTCTATATCATAACTCGCAATCTGGTCAAATAACTCTGATGACACTTTTCCTTTAATGGTCTGTAATTTTTGAGCGTAGTCTTTTATATTCTGTGTCTGTGCCTTAATATCATTTATAGTCATGATACCTGCACCCGAAATCTCAAATAAATCTCCTGCGCTCTTTAACTTGGAGATCAGATTGTCCTGCTTACTTATCAAATCGTCATAACGAGCTTGATAGGTGTCGGTAATACCGTTTATCGTATCGTTGATTAAGGCTTCAGCTTTCGTCTGATACTCGCTCATCGCACTCGAAAATTCAGAAAGCATTTGTGATGAAGCGGTTTGATAAGCATTATTGAAATTAGTCTGGTCTTTGACTAGCTGTTTATAATTATCAACCTGTTTCTTTGCAGCGGACATATTTTTATTTTGCGCAGCCATAGTTTTCTTATCGGCTGCCATTTCCTTTTTGTACGTCGCCATCTGCTTTTTATATTTCGTCTTATCAGACTTTTTCTTTGCTTTGTCGTAGCTTTTCTTTGCTTTGTTGTAGTTTTTTGACGCTTTGTCATAGCTCGTTTTTGCTTTGTCGTACTTACTCTTAGCGGTATCATATTTTTTCTGGTAAGTGCTTTGCTTACTTTCGTACTTAGACAACTGGTTCTCTAAACCAGCTGTTTTTTGTTCGTTTAGATATTGCATTTTGCTAGTCATATAATTAATTTTATCTGACATCGCTTTAGAAAATACAGAACTTGCCTCACTTGCCACGCTGGAAAAATTAAAATTACTTAATCCGGCCAGTGTAGTTATGACGCTCTTAACTGTATTTTTTACAGTGTTCGTAAGGTCTGTCTGTTCGCTTACAATCCCGTTAATGTACCCTTTCACAAAATTCTTACCGCTGTCATACGTTAACTTGGACGGTGAACCCTCTTTTTGCGCGTCCCGTAAGGATTGTACGGACTGTACACCCATCTGCGCCGCAGACTGTACGGCGGCTTTTGTCATGGACTGAATACCGTTTGTATAACCCTGTCCGAAATATTTACCGGATTGTGTCGTTAACTTGGACGGTGAACCCTCTTTTTGTCCTTTTTTCAGTCCGGCCCATGCCTTTTTAGCTAGAGACTCGGCTTTAGAATACGCTGCACTTACGAGTGAACCGATACCATTGATAAAACCTTGTGCAAAATTTGTACCGGAACTATATGCACTTACGGAACTGGCTCCACTTTTGGCGTTATCTCCTAACGATTTACCTTTGCTTCTCGCGGTTCCTGTCTTACTTCCTACGCCACTAGCGTATTCTGTACCTGCTTTTGCACCTGTTTTGTGCATCCCGCCGGAACCGCTTTTTGCACCGGTGTCGGCACTCTTTCCGATTGTCTGACCGGCTTTCTGGTTCTGTCCTTTTGTATCCGATACTCCGGCGGCGTGATTCTTACCGGCTTTTGTTCCGGTCGCTTTCGCACTCTTTGCTCCGTTTGCCTGTCCAGTGACTACGGCTTTACCGTCTGCCTGTCCTGCCTTTTTATTCGCGCCGGTCGTACTCTTTGCGCCCGTGGCGTGGTCTTTACCTGGCTTCTGCCCGGCGGCTTTCGCACCTTTAGAACCTTCTTTTTGTCCGTCAACGGTGGCTTTTCCTAATGCTTTACCCGCTTCTTCCGCGGTCGTTTTCCCGGCTAAAATCTGTTTGACAAGGTTATTGACTGTATTTGTTCCGTCCTGTCCAGCTTTTGCCGCTACATCCTTAAAGGATACCGCGTCATTGATTAATTTCGCGGCTTGGTCTACGCTGGTTTTTCCTGTTGCAATCCCTTGCATGAGTGATTGTGGGATTTGCTTTCCAGTGATACCGGCTTGCGTCAATGTCTGTTTAAAATCAATCGCGGTTTGTAACTGCTTTGTTGCGGTATCCACACTGATTTTTCCGCTTGCGATTCCGTTTGCTAACGATTTAGGCACTTCCACACCCGCATTTTTCGCCTTAGTCACAACGTCGCTAGAATTAAAATCTAACGCACTTTGTAACTGTTTCGTGGCCTGTTCAACGGACACTTTACCGCTTGCGATTCCATCCCGTAACGATTTAGGTATTTTTATACCTGCTTCTTTTGCGGCGGCTAACGTCTGTGAATTGTCAAATTTCGCGATATTTGAAAGGCGGTTCACTGCCTCCTGCGCGGAAATTTCGCCGCTGGAAATTCCCTCGGCTAAGCTTTTCGGGATTTTCACGCCGTCAACTTTCGCCTGTTTTGCCAGATTGTCAAACTTAATAAGGTTTTCCATACCCTCAACGGTGGATGGTACTTCATACTGACCTTCTTTGATTCCGTCAGACACGGCTTTCGGGATTTTCTTTCCTTTTGCTTTCATCTTTTCGGTGATTGCGTCAAGTGCTTTCTCGGTTTCGGCGGCGTTTATGGTCGTTTCCGCGTATTTTTCTGTTCGGTCGTACTCATTATTAAGCTCTTGTAATTTCTTTTTGTTCTTTTCAAGTGCGCTATTTGTCTTTTCATAAGCTTCTTTTTTTGTTCTTTCCGCTTTCGCTAACTTCAGATAGTTTTCATACTCTTTACCGTATACGTGCATACCCGCATCGGCCCACGCCTGTTGTGCTTCCGCGGTCTTTTTCTTTGCTTCGGTGTACGCTTTTTCGTTCTTAGCGTTCTGCTTTGTCAGTTCACCTTGTTGTGTCTCAACTTTTACAATGTCTTGTGCTATCGTAGTAAGGTTTGCTTGTGCGGCTTTCGCCTTAATCAGTTCTTTTTGAGTGGAAATATTGTTTTTTAATGCCTCGGTGGACTGATTAAGCTTATCTTTTTCTTCGTCATACTTTAAATTTAAGTCCGGCATAAGGTCATTGAGCTTTGACACATAATCTTTTATCTGTGCTTTCTGTGCAGCACTCTTATGCTCTACCCCAATTAAATCATTCAAACGGTCGTAATAAATATCTGCCTGCGCCCCCTCGGCTTCTGCACTCTTTACACCGTCCTGTCTTGCTTTGTCAGATTCCTTTAAGGATTTCGCAAGCTCTTTTTGCTTACTGATGAGGTTATCTGTTGCGGCTGCATTTTCATCTATTTTTTTGCTTGATAATTTTGTTTTAACTACATATGCGGCTACTCCAGCTGTAAGTGCTGTAACACCAGCGACAGCTAGTGTTACAGGATTTGCCAGCATGGCAAGATTGAATCCTGTCGCCGCTCCAGTTGCTGCGGTAGTTGCAGTAGTAACTAATCCCATTGCAGCAGCCATTCCCGATAATGTCGTAATAAATCCGCTTATCTTGCTCGCTATGAATACAGCGCCGAGCGCAGTGCCTACTCCCGTGATAGCCGGAATAAGACTATTCATATGCTGGATAGCATAATCCGCAAATGATTTTATCCCGGGTAAAGCTTCCTGAGCTAATGGTATAATGAGACCTGTTTGTAATTTACGTCCGATTTCACTAAACTGTGACCCTACATCATCATAGCGAACATCTTTAATCTCCTCCATCTTACCTTTAACATCATTAAATGTGTTACCGGTCGATGTGAGTGATTTCACAACTTTGAGGTTCGCATCTTCTCCCATCGTACCAAAAGCAGTTGCAGCCATATTCAAGGCATCCTGCTCATTCGTACAGTTATTGATATCGGCAACAATAGACTCAATGACATCTTTCATCGTACCCTTTCCGCTTTCCCAGTTTTTGAAAGCCGTCTGGGTATCTTTGCTGAACATGCCAATATTTTTACCTATTGTACCGTCACCAAGGCGATTTTTAACTTCATTAATCGAGTCGTTAACCTTATCGAGATTGTACGCCCCATTCTGTGTACCATTCGCGAGTAATTGAAAGTATTCTTGTGCAGAATATCCCGCCTGCTTAAAGTTTCCGCCATACTCGGAGATGTTATCCCCTAATTCATCTGTATAGTCAAGTCCTTCCTGTGAACCTTTCGCAAATAAATCAAACGCTGTAGTAGAATCAATGCCGAAGTGTGTCATTAAATTGCTTACGCCACGAATTGTTTCATTGAAATCTGATCCGAACGTATCCTCTAATGTTATGGCATTTTCGGTCAGCTCTTTGATTTTTGACGGATCCGTCTCTTTAGTTACCTGTTTGACGTATGCCATTTTGTCGCCCACGTCCTGCAAGCTCTCACCATAATTATTGTCGTACAGTTCATTCATTTCTTTTTTGAACGCCTGCATCTGTTTTGCACTCGCGCCCGTCTGTGCCTGGAACTTGTTATAATCCTGATCGGATTCGGTTGCAAAATCTTTTAGTGAACTTATCGCACTGCGGATACCATCTGCCGCAAGGTCAGCCAATGCGCCTTTTAAAACCGTAAAGCCGCCGGAACTATCTTCCGCTTCATTTCCTGCTCGTTCTAAGCTGTTGTCTAAGTCATCTGCTGCATTTGCAGCGTTTGACATTTTATTTTTATTTTCGGCAAGTTCGCTCGATAACTGCGAAATCTCGCCAGCTAACTGTTGTGCTTCCGCAGAGGTCTTTCCCTGCTCTAATACCACACTTGCGTAGCGTGTTTTAAGCCCCTGCAGACTACTTTCCTGCTTGGAAATCGTACTATCCAGTTCTTCATAAGCTGACCGCATTTCATTTGCACCATTAGCTGCCTGATCTGCCTCGGAGTCAAGTTGTGACAACATGCGTCCGTATTTTTCAAGAGACGCTTTTGTCTTATTAATGGCTGCCTCCTGATTTTTGATCTTGATAAGTAACTCCTGTGCGCCTTTTGAATTCTTACCCTGTGACTGTACCGTCAAATCGTACTGTTTATTCAAGTCGGACAAGATAGACTTTTCTGCTTTTAAGGTGTTCCGCAACTGGTCCATCTTGGCGCTCAATCCATCTGCGGACTGCGCCCAGTTGTCCATGCCTGCACTGGATGCTTTAAACTCTGCATTCGCAAGCCTTATTTGTCGCCTTGCTTCTGTCATTGACCGCTTAAGGTCAGATATATCCATTTTCAGTTTTGTCGTACTTGTATCCGCATTCGTGCCCATCGTCTCACCACCTAAAACCAGCTATCCCCGGCAGGCCGACGGATAACTTTATTATCATTGCCTTTATCATTTTCTCGCTTTGTTTCCCTTATCTGCATTGCACGCACGTCGCTATATAATCTTATTACATCGTGAAAAGATTTCTTTTCTACATCATAAGGAGTCATAGCTGGGAACTCTTTACATAGCTGATAATTAATATTAAATAATATTTCAAAAAGCGGGGTATCATCTACCCCGCCATCTAGTTTTTTGGGTCTTTTGGAATTGATAAGATATCAGCAAAAGAAGCCTTTAAAATATTCAGGATTGCAGGAATCAATTCCTTTAATTTGACATGCTCCCAGTCATCCGCCTCCATATCAGGGAAACATTTTCCTAATACTTCAACAAGCTGTTCCCATGCGCCGTACACAATATTTAAAAGTTCCCCGGTATCATTTACATTATCTACATTCAAGAGCTTCATAAGAGAACGGATTGTTCCGAACTCTAAGTCAATCGTATGTGCCTCGCAAGTCTTGATGATTGTATCATTTTCATCATATACATTGATTTCTAATCTCATATAAGACTACCTCCTTTGCAAATTTCAGCCTCTCGCCTGTTTCATAGTCAGCAAAACAGGCGAGAGTGTCTTTGATTCCAATTAATTAATAGTAATTAATCTAATTAATCTTTATTAATAGTATCTATTACCCTGTTTTTCATTAATTATGCTCTAGCCGTAACGCTATCAGGTGTCTGGACTTTCTTAAAGAATTCTGCAGTATCAACCTTGTCAAGGCTCGTATCTACGTTGACTGCCTTTGCTGACTTACCTGTCTTAGTGAACTTATGTGTTGTAGAGATACCTGTATAAGTGATTTCCTGACCGTTCGCGTCTGTTCCGTCATCTTCTGTTGCATGATCGGAATCCGGGATATTGAATGTGCCTTTCAGTCTCCAGACAAGGATTTCTGTTCCGTCAGTTGTCTTTGTACGATAGCCAAATGCAAAATACTTTGTTGTCCTTTCCTGTTCTACCATCATGCCTGTTGCTTCGTCATAATACTGGCCTGTGATTTCCGCTAACACATCAAGAGGAATAGCAGAAGAGTTAATTGTGATTTCGTCAGAACCAGTAGAGCCAACGACAACTGCCGGAATATTATCGTAGTAATGTGCTTCATTACTGGAATCTGTTGACTTTGCGATTTCAGAAACGCCGGCTAAAGATTTAACAGTTCCTGTTTCAAAAGTAGTATCATCATCGGTTACGATAGGTGCATATACAGCACCCTCAACGCCTCTGTACTCAAAAATTTTCATAGGTTATACCTCCTGAATTTGTAAATAATATGCTCTTAACCCACGGCCGGTGTGTGTGATCTCATCACTTGCCACATCATATCCCTGACCGGGGATAATCCACTTATTTTCTTTCAATTTTGTTCTCGCTTGTGCCAGTACGGAATAGGTTTTCTCAGGGTCTGTACTGTAAAAATTCACATCGAAATCCCATTCCGTTCCGTACTCGCTATTATCATAGTGAGAATGATCGGGCGCATCGTTATTCCAAAACGTAAAAAAATGTTCGGGATATTTTTCATCAGGTGTCAAACTTCCCTGACGCAAGACCGGATATCCAAATTCGGTTAAAATATCAATCAAATTATCTTCCATCTCATCACCTTCCCATTCTTGCTATGATTTCTTTCTGAAAAACTTCAATCATTTCCTGTTGAACGTCTTTCATGTATTTTTTACTCTTATAAATCTTATTTAGCGCCTTATCTGGAGCCATGCGTGGCGTACCCGTGATGAGAAAGCCGCCCGCGCCGGGCTTATCAAAGTCAAAACCCACACCGATTTCTGCGATAGAACCAGACCAAGAGGCCTGTGGGTTTTGGATGATACTAGCTTTCGTTTCGCCGGTGAAATACTTACCACCGCGCGGTAAATTGGGTTCTGCCACGGCGTTTGTCGTGTCACTTGTGATTTTTACACCTGCTTTGTTTAGTGCCTCGGTCACAATCGGTTTTACATCAGCTTCTAGCTTCTCAAGCTTTGCTATATACTCCTCAAAACCGCTAGTATCTAACCTAAGTAAGTTCTTACCCACTAGGCACCACCCTTTACGCGACGAACCTTAAACTTACAATATTGGTTTCTCATATCAATATTTTCCGGCTCGTTCATGACCTCATATACTGCGCCTGTGTCTGCCAGTTTTATCTGACAATCACTTTTTATATCCGGCCTGTACCACGTTTCAATGTTCGCCGTGTCCTCGATTGAGTACACGTCATTGATGTTTTTTTCTGTACCGCCGTATGTTTTAAAGCAACAATTAATTATTGGACCGTCAGCCGGATACACTTTTTTTCTCACACCCTTAACGGTCGTGTAAGTCGGTGTTAGCAATATAACAGGCGTTACAAACGGCCCGGACGGTTTATAGCTACTCACCTACCTCACCGCCTTTATATACTAACTGTGTAACCCTCTGAAAGAAGTAAGGGGAAAACTCCCCGTTACCGCTCCCATAGTCCCACAAATCGGACACACCACGGGTGACCGCTCCAATTATCTTAGTTGTCTGCATGACTTCCTCGGACACGCCCGCGTCCTGCATAAAGTCTTTCACGTCCTGAATGTGACCGGTTAAGGCGTCGTCCTGATAGTCGCCTGTAATGCCGATTCTCTTTTTAACCTCTGTCAATAATTCCGCATCTGTCACCCGTCAACACCTCCTAGTTCGTGTTTGCGTTTACCGTTGCTGTACCCGCTGCAATAGCAAGGTTCTTACTATCTGCCTCGGCTACACAAATAGTTTCCCCGTCGGTCGCTGTGATTTCGCTTGTACCGTCCCAAGTAGTCCAGTCGGAAATATTCTGCAAATATTCGGGAAGGGAAATGGAACCGCTCACTTTATAGTAAAGCTGGCCGGAACCATTGCCAGATACGGTTACTTTTGTTTTGCCGGAAGTAGTACCCGGTACGGTCGAAACTGTCAGTGTACCAAGTTCGCCGGAAGGGTCCTCACCGCCTTTAGCAATCGCAATTTGGTTGATAACTTCCGGGATAGTTGTTCCCGGAATATCCTCCCATGTGCTGCCGTCCCCTAAAAGGACGGCACACAGATTCTTTAAGGCTTTTACCGTTGTGTCAATAATCATATAATCACCTCATTATTTCTTTTTGATGATATAGCATCCCTGTGGGTCTACAATCTTACCATCCACGATAGTAAGGCCTTTGTTTACCCATTCGTTCTTTTCCTCGTCAAAATAACGCTTCATACCGAACGCAAGGTTCGTATTGATTGCGTAGTCGTTAGGAATCCAGTAAACACCTACAACGTCGCCAGTATTTGCACTGTCAAAGTCTGCGACAATGTCAGGCTCTACCATTGTTACCTCACGGCCGTAAAATCTGCCAGAAGTAGCGGACTCGCCCACGTTTAAGTCTGTTGCTTCACGGAATACAGGTCTATTATTTGCGTCCTTCATGGTTAAGAGATTACTTTCAACCGTTCCGGCTGTGAAAATAAATTCACCCTGTCCACGTTTTGAAAGTGGGATGATTGCAAAGAGTTTCTTTCTCCATTTTTCCCAGTCGGAAAATTCGGCATCTGTAAACTCAATGATATGGCCTTTCTGACTTGTTACACGAGTGTCTTTGAGAATACCAAGCATCTGTCCCTGACCTGTTCCGGCAATAATACCTTTATCCATTGCCTCAACATATGCCTCCGTCATAATTCTTACGATTTCTTCCTCAAAGAGGGAAAGTGTAACGACCTGTGAAAGCAATGTCTGTGATACACGAATCTCACCGATGTTATAAGAAAATTCAATGTATTCTTTAATGTCTCCAGCCTTCTGTCTAGTAGAAACGGTTGTTTCTGTAATCCACTTAAAGTTAGCCTTTAAGTCGGAAATAGGGAACTTCACACCGCCCTGAATGTTTAACTTACGCACCTTAGAATATAACTGACCGTATACCTTAGATACTTTCTTGATAAATTCATTCATGATGGTTGTCGGAATAATCATCCCTAAGTCAGCGGCAACGGTTGGGCCGGGATCGCCTCCTGCTCTCTGAATCAGTTCGGCTGGAATAGGTGTTCCACGCTGCACATAATTCTTAAACGCTGTACGATACTCAATAGTTCCGTAAGGGTCGTTATTGTCAGGCTGGTTGTTCATGTTTGTGTGCTGACCATAAGCACCTCGAACCACGGTCGTTCCTACCGGGTCACCTGCGCCCGGTACTGGTGCTAAGCCTCTCTGCTGTGGGGCGGCTGCCGGGTCATTTACCGGGTCGTCCGGGTCATTAAATGGGGCCGGTTCTCCACCTTCTCCGTCAATCGCTCTGATTTCTTCTTCTGTTTCTCCGATTTCCGCGTTTACGTCCTCTAACTGTTCGTTGATACTTCTTACTTCTGCCGCATCCTGTGACGCTAACGCTCTTTCTTTTAATTTCTGCTTTTTTGCCTGTAAACGCTGTAAACGCTTCTCTAAAATTGCTTTTCTACCCATCTTAAAAACCTCCTAAGATCTCAGTTTTTGCTTTCAATAGTGCTAATTCATTGTCAGTGTCCACCGACGTACCACGGTGCTGTCTTGCACTGTCCAGCGCAGACCGGGCATTGTCCAACGCCCCCTTGCAGCGTGCATTTATCTCAGTGTTTTCGTAAGCTGGAAATGTTACCGCACTTACTTCCACGACTGTACTAATATCTTTGATGTGGCGGGTTGGGTGGTCGGAATCTAAGTTCTCCCACTCCTCGTCCCGGATTCCGAACATGAAACTCATACCAGATATATCGCCACGCTGTACAGCACTATACAAAGCTCTGGCTTCGGAATTATTTTCGGCATCCAGTGTTACCCGGATTCCAAGGCCATCATTATCCGTTGTAAGCTGCATTGTGCTGTTTGCTGTATTTCGCCTTGAGCGTGCCAACGGAATTTTACTTGTATCATGATTTACTAAAAATCGAACATCCGTTAAATCCGTATTATTTAAAGCTCCCGGTTCTATAATTTCATCGAACCAGCCTAAATCTGTACGACTATTATAAACAATCGGCCGTCCGGTGATGATATTTCCGGCTTCTGTTTCTTCTGCCCGGACTTCAAAATTGTAGGAACGCCGTTCTAACTCTTTATTCTTCATTTTTATTTTCACCTCCGCCATCATTCGAGGAACCTTTGCCTGTCTTGTTATTCATCTGGTATTGATTTGCAATATCAACGTCAACCCAATTCAAACTCATGTACCTCTTACCTTCCAATTCGGGCAGTGGCTGTAATCCAAATGCCACCCTCTTTTCATTCTCATAAATTGAACCGGTATTGCTAAGCATATTCACCATTTCAAGTGTCTGGTCTACCGTCATGAAAATGAGGTCTTTCGGATATAACCTTATCTCGTTGCCAAACGCTCTTTCACGTCTTGTGAACAGTTTCTTTGTAAACGCCTGCGAGATAGATATAATAAGCGGTTCAAGTGTTTTCTGATAGAATGCAGCATATTGTTCTTTTGTATAATCTCCTGTCAGAATTGAAAGTGGCACACCCCAGTTTCTTAAGATTTTTTCATCAATAAACTTCAAGGTGGCTTCATCAACTAACTGCGTTGATCTCTCTAACGGCGTAAATTCAGATTTTAAATCAAGAGGCAAAAAGCCACTCTCCGAATTTCTCAGTTTTGTTTCTAATTCCTGCATAGCCGCCTCTGTTTTACCATCATCAAGCATCGTGTTGTATTTTACAACGCCGTTAACTGCATAAGAGGCTTTCATCGCTTTGGCAACACCTTCAAGGAGCGTTTGATTCAACTGTAAAGTGTCTAATACAGGTTTATGATCCGGCTGACCGGATACATCTCCTCCCATATACTCATTAACAGAATAGTTATATTTAATGTGAATCAGATCACTGTAAGGTATCGTTGTTTCAAAGTTATTCTCGAATCGCATCTTCACATATAACCGATTTGATTCATCCTCAATAAACTCTACAAAAGTAGGTTTCAAAGGATAAAGACCGTCATATACCCTTACCTGTGTCCCGTCTTTATTCGTATAAATGTAATATGTCGGTAAAATAAAAGCGTTATAGTTTAAGAGTAACAACCATGTGATTTTTTCTAAAAACTCACTCGTTGTCATTACCGGATTCGGGTCATTTAACAATGTTTGTATCGTGCCACTTACCGGCACGGGGTCATTTCTGTTATACCGGATATGTGTAGGGTTGAGTTTCTTCATTTCATCTACAATACACTTGACCGCTTGCTGAACTACATCAGACGCATAAATATTCGTACCAAATTGGGAGAAGATAGGTGTGTAACCGTTGAGCATCTGCGCCCATTTCTGCTTTTTTGGTGATTTTCGTTTTAATTTATCAAGCCATCCCACACTATCACCTCTCAATCATGGCTTTAAATTCTGTACGGTAGCGCCTGTACATTTCATATAAAATAATCAGACATACCGCTCCATCAATTCGCTTCGGAGTTTCTTGTTTAATACACAAACATTGTCCGTGGTCATCCACTTTAATTCCTGCATTTCCCAGACACCATTTGTCTACAATATTATTGTTATAATTAATTAACTGATGTTTAAAATCTGCTTCGCAGAGCTTCATCGCATTAGATAACGTCTGTGCGTTCTGCAAGATCATAACTAAATCTGAATCGTCCCCGCCGGTTCTCTGCCAGCCGTAGAAGTCCATGCGGGTAAGCCAATCCTTCGCAAATCTCTGGTCGTATCCGCATTTCCAAAGCCGGATATTGTAATCTGTATAAAGACTATAGAACCAATCAGCTACGACTGCCAGGTCGATGTCATTTCCTTCCGTGACTGTGAGCAGCCCGTCTTTCGCCCACTCTTTATATCTTGCTCCGGCATTCCAATCATCTGAATCCTCTAATTTTGATTCCGGAATGAAATAATGTTGATATATGTACTTAACTGGGTCTCCCGGTCTCATGAGAAGAATTTTAGCCGCCGATAAGTCCGTGGTCTCCGATAAGTCAACCGCTCCGAGACACTTAGCACCCTCAAATTCTTCTAAGTTATATGCCGCTTCGTAGGAATAATCTTCTAAGTTCAACCATGCTTCTATGCCGTTTTGTTTGATATTAAAATCCTTTGACAATACGAAAATGCGGTCCGCTTTCGAACTTTTTGCGGTATCTACTTGTTCTTCTAAGTACTCCCATTTCTTAACCATGCCTAAAGTGGGATTTGACTTTTCCCATAACCTATTCTTTCGGTTACCGTCCCAAACTTCCTGTTCGGAATCTTGGGTGTACAACCATGGCAGGAGTCTTTCTGCTGCCACACCGTCATCCTCTTTTACAATGACTCGGCGGGCTTTTTTTAATTCATCGTCGAGATATCCGTCAACAATAAATCCCTCGGTAGTAATATTGATAAACTTCGGATTATCTTTTAATGACTGCGACTGTTCGATTGATTTACTGATGATATTTTCTTTCATCTCATGCGTCTCATCCACGATAGCAAAATCAATATTTCGCCCCTCTTTGTTCTTTGTCCGGTCGGACATTTTGAAAATCTTCGTGTTTGTTGATTTATTCAGAATAAACCTTTGATTTCGCTTTGTGTCAAGGTCCTTCGGGTCGTATAATTGCCGCATCAAGTCAATAGCATCATACACAATACTGCACTGTGCTTCATCATTTGAGCTACAACAAATATCTGCACCCTCGTTACCTGTGATAAATTCGGCGTTAGCTAGTGCCGAACTCGTTTCGCTCTTAGTGTTCTTACGGGCTATCAAAAGAATCGTCTTTTTGAACCTATCAAATGTGGTTTCTGACATTTTAAAACTGTAAAGCGCCTCTATCCACGCTTTCTGCCAGAGCATCAAAACCATTGGTTTATTGTAGTAAGGGGATTTTGTCAGCCGGATACAATTTTCCATGAAGTTCATGCGTAAATTTGCCGCCTCGGTATCATAAAAATACCTTTCGTTATGGAAATCCTCGGCCAAGTTATCAAGCTCCTGCCATAGCTCTTGACCTATGACAATCTCACCCGTTTCGGCCTTTGCCCGGTACTCTAATAAAAAACTATTGTCCGGAGTCCAAATCTTTTTACTTTGAATTAGCATATCTGCACTACAAATCCCCCTTAGAGACAACTATTTTACTCCACCGTCCGTGGTATTTGCCAAAGAGTGGGCGCACTCTAATATAATAATTCTGGTGTACTGTTTTACACGGTGTGTCATGCAAATTACAAACATATTCCATAGTGGATGATACCCACTTCTCGCTACCAGTTTGTCTATGTACATCCTTGCGAAAATTCTTATCAGGTGAAATTTGATGTTCATATCCCGTTGCACCTTGCACGTGTGTCCATCTATACATATATTTACGTTCGGTTTTTCCAATCGTATTATAGCTAATTGACACTTTCACGGGTTTATGTGTCATTGCGCGCACAAAATTTTTATAATTTTCCACGCTACATGGCCGGGTAGGTGTTTTCTGCTTAGCGGATACGCTAACCGGGCATAATAAACAAATTGATAATATCACCCCTAAAAATAATGTTTTTACTTTCATGATAACCTCTCTTTCATTCTACGTGACTCTTTACCCATTTCCTTAACGGGCTTTCTTCGCCCCCTTCGTCGTGGCCGGTTGCCCGTGTCAAAACTTTAATAATATTCGTGTATTGCTGCAAAAGTTCTTTGTATTGCTTTTGTGCCGGTGTGCTTTTCTGCTGCGTAGGGTTCTTAGGGTTGACCTTGATAAATGGCAATTTCTTCAAATCTTCCAGTCGATTTTCCAGAAAAATAACTTCGTCAATGAGTGGCAACAAAATAATTTTATCTTCGTCTGAATTACAACAATATTCAATTAATTCTATTCGCCTATCTCTCATGACACATTCACTTTCCCATCCCAATCAAGTGCAAACACACTAATGTCATATATCTGCACATTTACGGCCATGCTTTCAACCGGTGCGATACGAAAATCAACCGTGTTTCCTTCGGATAATTCTAAAATTAACGTAGTCATAAAAACACGATAAATGTTACCCGGTGTGCTATAAGTTGCGCAATGTGACGCAAGTCGTGAGCCATTTACATACGGCGCAAACTCTACTCTCTTATTTGCGGTACCTGAATTGACACCGACTCGAATTTGAAAAACGTACAAACCAGCCTTATTCACTTTAATCTGATTATTTGAGTTTTTCGTATAGAGCGAATTTAACCAACCATTGCTCACGGTTGTAAATGCTGGAACCTGTGTATATTTACCGTTGCTGGTGCCGCACTTAGTACTTGCGTTACTATAACCGTGAACTACATGGCCAGACCTTAAATAACTTACTATTGGACTATCGCCCTTATCACCTTTGTCGCCCTTATCGCCTTTCGCCCCTGCGTGTGCGTCAACATACGCTTTTATTTTAGACCAAAGATATTTCAAACCAGTGCTATTTAAATAACCCACGCTCTCACCTCACTTTATACGCAAAGTTTATCAAGTTCCGCATTTGTGATAGCAGTAATAGTGAAGATTTCGCCCAATGGGTCCCAATCGGTACCATTCCAAGCTACATTCATACCCGCACCGCCGTACTCGCTGGCCGCTTCGATGTTATACACATCCCCGACACGCTGCCCAGTCGTCGGCAATTTGGCTGCGCCTGTCACAGAACCACAATATTTATACATATTAGTGATTTCGGATTTCTTAGCATATGTACCCTCAAGAGTGGAGTTTGACGGCAGGGCACTCAATTTACTTTTGTCTGCTGCTGTCATTACACCTGCTAGTGAGGTCGTCGCCGCTGGTAGTGTAAGTGTGTTTTCACTACCCGAACCGAAAGTGTAAGTTACCGAAACCGTATCGGCGGTAGGATTCTTAGCTAAACTCAGGCTGTGCCACTTTCCGTCTGCCGCAAGTACCATCCCTTGCTGACCTCGTGTCGGTTTAGGTACTAACCCATGTGCACCATCGGCTGTGCTTGATGCACCGGTAAAGTCGCTGTAAGTAGTATTATTATCAGCACCCCAAACCGCGGTACCGTCTGCGGACCATCTTAAAATTTGACCGGACGAACCGCCGGAAGGAATATGGTTATACCCTGACCCGGTTGGGTGAGTATATTTTGTATCTGTATTCGGTGGAACCTGCCATGTACCATCAGAACGCAAATATCTGTTTGCTTCTCCTGCGGCTGGTGCGGGTGCTAAACCATGTGTACCGGCTGCACTCGTAGTTGCCCCTTTCATGTCGCTATAGGTGTTATTTGCAGGTGTTCCCCATGTTCCATCTGCTTTTAAGTATTTACCTTCGTTACCCTTAGTTGGTGCCGGTACTAAACCGTTCCCGCCGTCAGCGGAGGCCGTTGCACCCTTAAAGTCACTATAGGTTGTGTTTGTGTCCTGTGTCTGAATTGTACCTGTCGTTCCATCACCTTTCGTGTATGTAATCGTTCGGCCACTTACTGACAGGTTGGTGATTCCTTTGTTAAATAATGTTTTAATTTTATTCCACAAATAGGTAACGCCGTTATTATCTAAATAGCCCATATTTTCCACCTCTCTCATTTGCATATCTCATCAAGTTCTAAATTCGTAATAGACTCAACCGCCTCTTGTTCAGTCCACATTGTGCCGTCTGATTTTATACCTACATTTGCACCACCTTTGACAACTCCAAGAGAAATGTCCGTGGCAATCGGTACGCCGGTTTTGTTTTCCGCAGCTACCTGAATTAATTCGTAGTCAAAATTGCTTTTCTGCGATAAAAATAGGTTTCCATCAACTTTAGCAATTTTCGTTATCTGGAAATAATTTCCCGCGTGGTTGTCATCTACAATACGAAATTGTAGATTCTCAGTGCCCACATAGTAGGCGGGGCCAACTTCGCATGTAAAAGGATTTCCCGTTATTGTTATCTGTTCGTTCTCAATTTCGAGCACTGGATTTAGTGAAGTGTCAGCGCGTATCTCAATGAAAACACGATTTTCCCCGTTATCGACGGTACTTACTAAATCACATATACAATTTTTTGTTGCGTCAATAACAATCGTATTTTTCATGAGACTTTAACACTTTCTTTCACTATAATTTTTCAAGAATAACTCTTATGTCTAGCGTAGTCGCAGTCAGTGATGTGTCGCCGACAATTTTTGCTCTTAGGTAAACCGCATTGGGCCCTACCCGAATACTTAGTAAAACGTCTTTGTCTTCCAGTTCACTCGACGGTCCCCAATACCAGCGGTCATCCTCTGATGAGCTTTTATACATGACAGATTTTACGTAATAACCGGTGTCAGATTTTGGGATTGCATTACTCTTTGTAATCAGTTCTTTTGTGATTCTCACTCCCGAAAATAAAACATCCACAGTGTCAGATTTTGGGATAACTTCTCTACGGCATTTATTTGTTCCACAAATGCCATATACTTTTTCACTCATTCAATTACCTCCTTCCTTATTTTCAAATTTTCTAATTTTTCAAATCGGAAAATCTCATTTTTACCTTTTTCGTGAAAGATACCCCCTTCCCGACAGTACTTCTCATGAAGTTTTTTTCAGCCGATACGGGGGGCATATCGTTTCCACCAGTCGAGAATAAATCCCGTCCATCGCCCGATGTCCCGACCATCATCACATTCTGATAACCGTCTGAGACATTCTTCTTTTGACGTATCAATAAATATCTCACGCGCCCGTAATTCTTTGCACAATCTCTCACGTTCGCTTATGAGCGGATACCCACCGATTACATAAGCATTATACCATTTACCTCTGCGATACTTTACGCACTCAATCAGATAATCCCGAACACCGAACACGCAACTATTTAATACCGCCGGTTTTGTGTATCGTTCGCATCCGCTCAGGGCCTGCCATATCGAATCCATATCAATAATTAAATCACCCTCGGTCTTAACCTCGTTAACCCATGTTGTCTTACCTGCAAGCGGCGAACCGTACACAAGATAAACTTGCCTTACATCCTCACCATAGTAAAACTTTTTATGTATCCTGTTGTGGCATTTGTGATGTACCAGCATGATATTATCAGGATTTAAACTTATCTCAGCATCATTGACGTTTATCTCGGTCAGCTCTATTTTATGGTGTCCAATACAGTCATACGCTCTAGTGATTGGTTCCCCACACTCCTCACATATCACATCACCATCACTATTGACTCGTTCTAATCTAATCGTACAAATCAGGTTGACCCATGCTTTTGATTTATAAAATGTATTCAATGTGTATCCCATTGTCTTTACCATTCACTGTTTTCTATCTGTCTTTCTCTTAGTTCTAACTCTTTCTTCCGAATATCTAACATCTGCGGATCATTCGCCCAGTTTTCCTTATCGTAGTTCTTAAGGGCCAGATTGAGAGCTGCTACGTCTGGATGTGCGTGTTTATGTGCTACTTCTGTCTTCACTATCTGAACGTTTTCTATCTGTTCTTTACCAAAACCTGCATCGGCTAACGCTTCACGCATTTCTTCTGATAGTTTAATTTGTTCTGTCGTTTGTTTTGTTTCAACATAATCGTAACCGTTCGCTCTCCTTATCAGAGATGAACGTAATTCTGCAACAAGATTCTGCCGGCCTTTTTTAATTGCTTCCCTTAATTCCGAATAATCAAGTTTGTATTGATTAAACGTGCTGTATGCAATACCTAGCTTCTCAGCAATCTGACGCTCCGTCATGGTCCTGCACCATTCAGAAATTAGTGTCAGATAAGGTTTCACATATTCATCATACTTACGTGGTTTCCCTCGTTTTCTTTTCTGTGCCACATAATCACCTGCAAACTATTCTAAAAGTTTATTTACAATCTTCTGAATCGCTGCATAGTTATAACCCGCAGCTTCCAGACGTCTCTTTCTTTCGATTCCGTTGCTCCATTTACCAGCTATTACCTCCTTTGCGATAGCTGTGTTGCTCTTCATATCCGATGGTGTCATAAACCACTCTTCATTCTTTCCCTGTCCGGTAATTCGATTAAGATCTAAGCTTTTTCCTATGCCAGGACATGTGCCCGCATCCGTAAACTGATGCAACTCTACACCTCTATGGCACGGATATTTTGCACTATATACACCATCATTTCTGCCATAACGTGCTTCCCACCAGGCAGTATTTTTACCTCGCCCTGCTACGACGGTTTTATAACTGGCATAATCTGCATACATGTGGTAGAGCATTACTTTGTACTTTAACCCTTCAAGATATTTCAAGGCATCCCGGACGTTTCCTGCTTCGTTTCCTGCTTCCACATCAAGAACATATCCAACAAAATATTTTCCTACGAGCTTTTTGCAAGTGCGTACTAAAAACTTCGCCTGTGCCAGTTCACTGCCTTTATCAAGGTATGCATACAGCCAATATGGAATCTTTCTGTCTTCACAGTTTTTAATAAAACTCTTAAGTGTGCTGTCAACATAATTCGTTCCCTCTGTTGCCTTTGAAATTAAAAAAGGACATTTTTCTTTCACTTCATTCCAGTTCCGCACTGGCTCATAATGGCTAATGTCCGGATAGTATTTTTTACTCATGATTTACCTCCTCCCGTATGTCGTCTTTTATTTCATCAATATTGCGCCAGACGCTTTTTAAATCCCGTTCCAGAATAGCAGTCCGTTCTATAACAGAATTATGTTTTTCTACTTTCTTTTCCAGCTGTTCAATGCGGTAATTTGATAATTTTGTGCTTGTCAGTATACCGGCAAATGTTCCGCACAGCGTACCGCTTAACGAAAGTAAGCCCACAATCACTTCATTTGTCATGCTTTCACCTCCGGAATGCCTGCAACACTGGTCAGTAGTGATACCGCTCCAGCTAATATGGATGTACTTAAAACCACTTTCCAGTCAACCGCTCCAATTGTCACTCCGGCCGGAATCAGTGCAAGCGCGGTCTGCGCTGTTGTGCGTATCGCTCTAACACCTGCGGCTTTCACCCATTTTCTTGTATCTACGCTCACTTTGAACACGCAATTTTTAAACATTCTTTTTCACTCCTCATCAAAAGTTAACTCCGTTATATCTAAAATTCACATAAGCAGCGATGCTATTTCTTTCTTACTGTTACATAACCGGCGGCTTTTACTGCTGTCTTGAACCAATTTGTCTGTTCTGCCGTTTTTGCATTGCCCCTTAAGGCTTTGTTTCTTACCTGATTTCTTATGTTACTTTTAACCACACGTCCATTATCAACAACAACTAGCCGGCCTTTTTTGTCATAACCCACAAATGCTACTGTATGAATAGGATTGCGCTGTTCAAATAAAACAATACAATTATCATTAAGCGCTGCTTTAATCCTTTTAACAACAACACTATTATTTTTTCCAGTGATCGGGTGCCATGTTGCGTGCCGATAATGGCAAATACTATTAATTACTTTCATAGTTCCGTAAATCGTCAGTTTGCTGCCTGTATAGCCACGGACATTCTTTTTTGCCCAGTTATAAATTTCTTCCGGGTTCCAAATTGTTCCGTTTTTCTGTCTTACTTTCAAAAACTGTAAGGCAATGCATACACCATTTCGTAAAGAACAACCGTGTGCTTTTTCAAATGTTCCCCAAATATACGGTTTTGGAATCAAAATCTTAGTACCATCATTTAGCGCGAGCCGAGTCGTGTACCTTTTATTTTTTATTGATATTTTTTTCATGTACCCACCCCCTCCGGGTAAAAAATTAAAACACGTATGTCAGCGCCTTATCAGACAACCGATTGTTGCCTGCAGAAAGGAGGTCACATAAAAAATAAACTACAACTACGGACTTGTAGGCGCTGTACATTGTGTCGTTAAATTACAAAATTGTATGTGAAAAAGCGCCCTGCATATACAAGGCGCTTTTCCTAAGGCAAACATCTCACTTAAAGATGAACATTGGAGCAATATCCTATTGGATTTCTGACAGCTCGATTACTTTGTTCTTATCTCACTTTACAATTTAGCATACTTCAAGCGAACGTGACCGAACATTTTTTAATTTATTTTAGGATTTTTATTGATTTCCACGTTAAAACGTGGTATAATATAATTACATTAAAAGAAAGGGGGTAAAAGATGTTTGATAAATTTATAGACAACCTCATAAAGGGTTTAACCATTGTTAGTCTGGTTCTCACAATAATAGACAAAACAAAGCGCTAAACCCATCGGGGAAGAGAGAAATCCCCTCTCTTCCTTGTCCAGTCTATGAGGTATTTATATTTTATCACATCGTGAGAGATTATGAAATATATAAAAGAATTTTTCATTGTCATTATTGCTATATGTGTGCTGATATATTCATATAGCAAATATCATCGTTTTTTTGCCGCGGATTGGATTATTCTCATTCTGCTCCTCATTCTTTTTATTATTTTTCTCAAAAACAGGAGGTAGGGCTGATGAAACTAAAAGAAATACGTAATAAAAATAATTTCTCCATTCGAGAATTATCTGAACTTAGTAATGTTCCCAGAAGAACCATTGAGGACATAGAGCGTAAAGGCGAATGTAAGGTTTCTACTGCAATTAAATTAGCTGATGTTCTTAAGGTAACCCTTGATGAATTATGCCGTTAACTATTTTTAGAGGGACACTTTGTGCCCCTCTGTCTCTTTGAAAAATCTGTTTCCTTTCATTCGGCAGCCATCCTCTGTATATGTCCTTTTTGTTCTCGAAAACATTTCATTCATCTGATGAGCTACCTGATTCCATGTCAATCCTTCAATATAACGCATTCGGAACATGATGCGAATCTCACTCCTCTTGATAGATTCTATATATTCTTCTGCTTGATTAGTGGTTTCGAGAAGTTCCTCTTCTTTCATTTTTAGTCGCTCTCTCCTGCTTATCAGTAGTCTTTTTACTTTCGTGTACTCCGGAATTGGAAAGCCTTCCACTTTAAAATGCTGCGTGCCCCCTGCACCTCCGGAAACTACATCTCTCGTTCTTTCTTTTTCCTCCATCTTCGCTATTTTCTCTTCTGTTGCCTTTATGAGTTTCTTCAATTCCTTTATCTCCACTTGCATGTCACAATACTCAATCAGGACTGACTTTTCCAACCAAATTGCCCCCTTTCCTGTTATCTGTGAATTTCACCTGTTTCTAAATCTCTTAACTTGATTCTGCCAAACACTTCAAATCCTCGTTTATTTGCAACCGCTCTCGCTTTCCAGCATCCCTGCTTTAATTAGATCATATATAACGTCTAAGTAGTCTCGCTTATCCCGGTATCTACAATTTGCCTCTTTATGTATCCGCGGATCTGCTTCGTCCCACTTAAAAATATCAAAGCATACGTCACTTACAAATAGCATTACACAGCCATGCGCTACGCAAAGATAATAGCATTCTTCGTATTGTTTGCCTTTACATCGCTTAAAACCGTATTTTTCAAATTCCGCTGCTGGTACCATCGGTCTTAGCATCTTCTACCTCACTTTCTGAGCGTGTAAAATACAAATCCTGTATAAATTAATGCTGCTATAATTACTATTGCTTCTGTTATACTCATTTTTGCTCCAATCCAAGTTGTCTAAGCATCTCTCTTTTAAAAGTGCTAAAACGGCAGATTATTGTACCTTCCATTTTTACTTTGCACCAACTGCACTTTCTGCAACTATACATTCCTTCTGAGAAGTAGCATTTCTTGAAATCTTCTTCCATTTCCTCAGATACATGCAATCTAATTTCTACATGTGGTGCAGGAAAAATTTTAATTGTTTTTGCTTTCTTCATTTTATCGTCCCTTTCTTTTACTTTACAAATAAACTGGTTATTATTTCTTGTGTATAATGGTTTTTTGTCAAGTATCTCTTATTTTTCATGTTATTTTGTAAATTTCCGCTTATATATGCTCATGCAACTCCGGTGGTCCGAACGACTGAGGCTCCAGCTCCATCAAAGCATTATATCTCTCAACATGTTCATCTGGTGTAATCTCATCGTTCATAAGCTCCTGCTCCAATTTATTGTATTCAGCATCTATCCTCTCTTTAAACTCCTGACGGCTTATCTTCCCTTCGATAAGCATTTGTTCTAATATTTTGTATTCGTGACTCATAATTTACTTTTTCCTCTTATTCACCTGTTTCGTATGCACCGCCACTCTCTTGCAGCCGGCTTTCCATCTCTGGTAGGCTTTACCTTGCTTGCATGGCTGATTCATTCCCTCGCAACGGTCTCTTTCGGGACATTTCACGCATGGATTAATCATCTATTTGCTCCTTTCATGAAATCACCTAATGTTCTATTTTTCCAAGGTGTTTCTTTTATGTCCTCTGGTTTGTACGGTTCCGGCAATGGCATCCACGCACTTGTGAAATATCCTAAAGACGCATATGTTCTGCCTGTAAATGGAGCATAAAAAGCTCCTCCCTCATCATCTACTTTCCAAGTACCTACAAGTGGATTCTGCTTCTCATTTGCAAATGATAACAATACATGTTCCCCGTTCTCGGGTGTTTTTTCTTCTAACGGTATCCATTCACAAATTTTAGGCTGCTCTTCAATCAGCTTAATTACGTTTGTGCCTACAAGTAATCTCTCTTCACGTTCCTTAATGAGTCTTTTTTCGTCAATCATCTCTTTCTTCTCCTTTCTGCAGCTTTTCGCATATCTTCCCAATCCTTTCTTAAGTCTTCTGGAAATACTTCCGGATTAACTATTTCTTTTCTGGCTTCCAGCTCTGCTCTAATAAACTTTTGTTTTGTTGTTTCTGTTTTTGCCTTTTCTAAGAGATGCAATGCAGTCTCTAAATCTTTCTCGGTAAACTTAGGATCGCATAGGAAAGATGCTATATAAGGAGGCTCTGCGTCCAAATCATGAAGGCTACGCTCAATAATTTTTCTCACGTTATCCGTATAAAGTTCTAACGGAATATCTATCTTAACTTTCTTCATTGTTTCCTTTCTCCCCGACAGAAGTCGGGGAATCAATGGCATATAGCTCCGTGTTGTATCATGGAGCGGTCAACAAGTTACTGCAATGTGTATCTATCCTTAACCCCGGAGGGCGTCCAGCTTTTTCGCCTTCCTGGCAATTCGCTTTGCACTGCGTTCTGTATTTCTTCGATGCTGTCTGCTGGCATAGGGAACTGCCTGTTTTCGTGCCGGCTCTTTGTGCTTCACATCTTTATCATTCATCCGGATAGCATATTCAAGACCTGTCTCTTTTTTTAATGCGTCTATCATCTCCAGCCAGGTAACATAATCCTCCATCAGGCACTCTGTCTTAAAATCAAACCGTTTACGGAAACGCTCTATCCTGGCTGCTCCGAATCCAAATTCATCATGTAATGTCATTGCTGTTAAGATATTTACAGTATCCAGTGTCTGATTCTTTATGTTCTCTACCGCCTTATCTACAGCAGAGCGGCTGACTCCAATCGGAATCCCGGTAATGCCTCTCATACGAAGTTCTTCTTCTAGTCCTTCGATTCCTTTTTTCTTTGCAACTTCTAGTGCATAAGACATACCTTCCTGTCTTGCACGTTCCAATTTATCTATCCTTGCCACTTTAATTGCCTCCCGTAAGTTTTTTCTCTATCGCTGCATAATCATAATCTCTGCCCTCGAAATTATGAAAATTGTTGTTGCCTGGTTTATTAGCTTTCCCGGAGCTCCTGCCTGATGAGCTGCTTTTCTTCTTCGTCAAAGGATAAAATCCCTTCCAGCCTCTGATAAATGCTGTCTTACAGATTAGGATTCTTTCCTGTTCATCCTTCCCCAAGGAAGAAAGTTCCTGCCTCAGTGTTTCTATCTGTTCTTTCATCAACGGGGTACGCTGCTGCTGATTTCTCATCAAGATATATTTTTCAAAGGCATCGTTAAGTTCCGGATTGCTATAATATATATAAGTATTATTTTCTTTTCTTTTATTTTGTTGAATATCTGCATCATTTATCGTCTTTTCTGTTGCAGAAATCGTTGTTTCTGTTGCAGAAATAGGATTTTGGGGTGCATTTAATAAAGGTTGACCGTTTTTATCAATCAACCGATATTTATCTTTATTGACTTTGTTCCTAACAGTCACTGAATCGTAGCGTCGCTGAATTCCAGCAGAGGTGATAATATTTTGATTAAGGAGGGTTTTATCAAACAGCCCTATATCCGCACAATAATAAATCACTTGCAACACAAAGTCTTTTTTCTTTACCCAGCGGTTCCCGATGGTTTTGATTATTTTTACCGCTAACTGCTCCATACTGGGAACCTCTAAGTAATAACCTTCATGATAAATCATGCAAAGCAGCACATCATAAATCGTCTGCCCTAATGGACCATACTCATTCATCAGGTCCATGATTTTAAAATCATCATAATAATCAACATCTTTAGAAAAGTAACTAAGCCCTGTCTTGACTTTGCGGCCCATTAAGCCACCGCCTTTCTCATATGCTGCTTATAGCGACCTCCACTCTTGGAGAGTCTGAATAAAATTTCTCTACAGACAGCGAAACAATCTGCGTATCGTCATGATAAGCGACCTTGTTTAACGCATCTAAGATACTCTTTATAACATTATCTAAATCCGGCTTCTTTGTCGGCCGGATAAGACCGGCAAGCATCTGCTCCGGTTACTGCCATATAGTGATTACATTGCACTTCATATTCTGGCGGGATAGAACCGTCTGCCCATTTATCTGCAGAAAAAGCCGATGCTGTTTTACATTCAAGTCCTGCATTTTCCCCAACGACCAGGCGGTCTACATTGGCAAGCATAAAAGGAAGTTCGGAATGAGAAAATATCGCATTTGCCCGTCTTACTTTCTTTCCGGTTTCCTCACAAAATCTTTCTGCTACATACTGCTCCAGATCTCGTCCCTGTCTCATTGCTTCGTTATCAAACTCTGATGTCTGTTCTGCAGTCTTGTCTAAAAATACGGATACAGCACTTCTATATTTATTTACCCCACAGATAGCTCCGGCATCGGAACCACCGATGCCTTTCTTTCGATAACGCAGCCATTCTTCATGTGGCATTTCTAAAGTACTTACTACTTTATTTAACTTCATATTGCTTACCATCCTTTCTATACTGTCTCCAGAAAACTAAAACGCTGCATTAACATCTGCATCTTTTCTTCCAATTCTCCAACACCCTCTAAATTTTCTATGCGCCCCCCTGCCGGTTGCGCCAAAATAACATCGCCTAAAACTGGTATACCAGTTTTGACATAACCGTACAAAAAGGAGGCTACTGCATTTGCGCTTGGACAAAAACCATTTACATCTTTAGGTTTGTAACCGTTTTTATCCAACATCATAAGAACGGGGCACTTAAAAAAATCATACAACTCATTTGTTGTAACTACTTCTACAGGACCGCCCATGGCATCCATGATCGCTCTATTGTTGCTAAAATCCACATCCACGATAGAAATCTTATTATCTGCGGTTATCTTAATTGTCTTCATTTCGACACCTCGTTCTTCTTTAAATCTTTTGCAATCCACCACTCCAGTGCAGCTTTCCGCTTTAAGAGGCGGGGTGATGTAGGCTGCAATTTAAGGGCAGTTTCTGTTTGGTTGTACTTGTGTAATACAAAATTAATTATCATGTTTCTCGCCTGCCAGTTTTTCAAGATACAAAATGCATTCATTATATGTAGCTTTCTGCTCCTCTGGTGCGTTATTATGCATATAAAATTGCTTATCCCATTCTTTTTCCTCAGAGATTTCGCCCTCCATAGCAATTACTTCTGTCGAGTAGTTACTATGTCTAAAAATGACATGATTTCCCGCCTGCTGTGCTGCGTGTATTTTTTCAAGCAAAAACTTAACATCATCTAAGTTCAAAGTCTTTTCTTCCTCGTTCATAATTTTCTCCTTCCATTTTTCTAGTTTTGTGTTACAATTTAGTTGAGTTATTTTCTATGCGCCTGTTGGAGTTGCCGCTTCGCAGGTGCATTTTTTATATTCTTCCAAATCTATTCCCTGCGCTTTAGCAAACGTAATGGCATTAATAAAATAGATAGGTCTTTTCTTGTTTCTCCCTGGCAAAGCCTGCGCCCATGAATACATACCCTGCTGAATAGCAAGTGCAAGTGCTCGCTGTGACACGCCCATGATTCCAGCCGTCTCCGTGAGTGTAAGTCGCGGAATCTTAGGATATGGTATACTTGGTTCTTTGAAGTTTTCGTTTCCAAAGTAATCTTCTGGCATCCCTATTGCTGTAGCAATCACGCCCTGTCTCTTCTTGGATGGTATGTTTTTGCCTGATAGATACTGACAGATAGAACTTTTATTTATGCCTGTTAATCTGGATAGCTCTGCCTGAGATATATTCTGTTCTGAAAGTATGTATTTTAACTTTTGAGAAAATGTCATGGTTTCACCTCCTCTCCAACTATTCTTGACTTTTCATAAATTCTCTCATATTCTTTTTATACAGGACGCTGGCACGTCCGAGTATGAAAGAAAGGAGTTATTATTGTGAATGATGATTTAATAAAATCTGATAACTGGAAAACTTCTGACACGAAAGCTTTAATCTCTGAGCTTCGTAATTCGTTATCAGTACAAGCGTTGCCTGCTTCTAGTATAGGGAAATCAATTCTTGAATCATATATCAAGGGATTTACTTCTTCGGCTGGAAAATGGGATACATCCTCACTTGTTTCAGCCGCAGCACTTTCTGGTAATATTGCTAAGCAATCAATTGAAATATCTAGTGCCGCCGGCATTGCTCATTTGGTAAGTGAAGAATTAACTAAGAGTATCTCTTCCTCATTTAATACCGAATCAGCAAACACTTTTGAAAATTTTTCCCCTCCAAATGAAGATTATGTAACTCTTGATAAGGATTCGATTGAGACATTCGAAATTCCTGAATCAATAGCTATTCCTCTTGGAAAATACCGAGTAAAAATGTCTACGGATGTGTTTATCAGTATAATTTCTTTACTGGTATCCATTATTTTGAGCACATCAATCGCCTTATATCAATCCAACCAAAGCCCTACTGAATCTGAAACCCAACAAATTCAACTTGATGAAACTCAAAATGCACTTCTCCAGACTCAGAACCAACTTCTTTATGATTTATTACATAGCATAGATACATCTTCCTCTAGTGAATCAGGATCCCTGCAATCTTTAAAGAAAGCAGTTGAAGAACAGAATTTACATCTATCAAGGATTGAGAAATCTCTTGATTCAATTGAAAAATCTCTCGATAATAATGCATCATCCGGCAATACTGAATCTGAAAAATAATACTAATAATGAGAAATCCTATCTGCGTAAGCAAGAATGCTATTCTTAAATTTCTGACTTGCTTACGCAGTTTTTGGATTTCTTCTTTATTTTCATCCATATCTCGCCTCCTATCCTGCTTTCTCAGCCATCTTTGTCTCATTCTTTGTTTCCTCGGTAAGCAACATACCGTTGATTATACCAATCACAAACATCTGTTTATCGTCCGGCAAATCGTTGATTCTTTTCACCATGTTGCGATAACGTTCTCTTTTTAACTGTTTCATATTTTCACCTCGCTTTGTTCATCTGATGTACATATAGTAGCATATCAAATGTACATTGTCAATATATTTTTGTTGACTAAATGTACATTTAATGTTATCTTTATTTTAGAAGGGAGGAACATTAACATGACTTTGTCTGAAAGAATTAAAGAAGTTCGTACAAGTTCTGGAGACACACAAACAAAATTTGCGGAGAAACTTTCTATTTCTCGCTCTGCTGTGTCCAAAATTGAAAGTGGTGAAAATACACCATCTAGCCAGACCATTGCATTAATTTGCAAAATTTATAATATAAATTACCAATGGCTTGTAAATGGTAATGGAGAAATGTTTAAAGAAAATGATATTGATGCGCAAGCGGCAGTTGATGAATTAATGACTGGAGATAATGAATTTGCTAAAAATATTCTTGTAAAACTTGCAAGACTCAGCGAGGAACGTTGGAAGCAAATAGAAGAAATTTTAGATGAATTAGAGCTGAAGTAAAAGGGCCGGGGATTAAACCCCGGCTTTTTCTTGAAGATATAAACGTTCTATAAATTCATAGATTCTCTTATCTGTTTCTTCGGATTCAATCCCAGCCCAAAGCTTATTCCCCTCCTTCTTATAATTTATCTCTTTGCTCTCCTTGTTCCCTTTTTTCATTATGTAACGCTCCTTTCTTGCGAAAGTATGTTCGATTTCATTCTATTATATAACCCGAACATATTTTCGTCAATATGTAATTTCTGGAATTAAATTTCCCATCAATAGTAGTATGACAGATTTTAAAATTGGACGATTTTTCTGTAGAAGTTTTTTTGTCATTTTTATCGGTTTGTATAGTAGGGATAATTTCCTCTATTATTCTTCCAAATTTTGTGTACTTATTTCATATTTTGTTGTATAATTTTACTTGTAACTATTTGATTTTTTCATTAATACATAAAAAGGAGTAAGAAATTATGAAAAAGAAAAAGATAATACCTGCAATAATCATTCTTTTGATAGTTATTGTTGCAGGTTCCTGTTTCTGGTATTTCCAGTACAAAAAGCCACATGATGAAGCTGTTGCTAATTTCAATAAGGCAGTTTCTGCTTTAAAAGAAAGTAATAAGCCATTAGACGAGGCAGTATCTTCTCTCAAATCTGTAATTGATTCAAAAGAAGAACCCCTGGATCCAGCAACACTCACCACAGCAAAAGGTAAATTATCGGATGCTAAAAAAACTGAAATGAAAGTTCCAGAAATGCCAAAGAAGACAAATGATATTAATGCAGCAACTAAAAAAATATCTACCATTCCGGATTATTCAAATATTATAGCTACTCTTTCTGAGGCACAGACTAATTTGGAAAATAGCATCAAACAGCTTAAACAGGTAACAAATCCTTCGGAAGATTTTGTAGTGGAACGTTTGAAACAGATTAAGAGTATTTCCGGAGTTGAAGCCGTTACCGAAAAAACAGATACTAATAGGCTTTTAAATAAAAACGGTGGATATACCGCTTGTGTGTATTTCTCAAGTAAGAAAGTAAAACAGGATTATGTTTATGGTAATACCATTGCTGAAAAGGGAACAGAGGGCGGTGGAGCTATTGAAGTCTTTGCTTCTGCCAAGGATGCAAAGAAACGGGAATCTTATCTTGCTTCTTTTGATGGAAATGGCATGATGGATTCAGGCTCTCACATTGTTCTTGGTACTGTTTTGATTAGAACATCAAGTCAATTAACTGCTACACAGCAGAAAAACCTTACCGAGCAGATCTCAAATAAATTTACAGAACTACAATAA